CATATGCAGTAACTCATAGTGGATGGGTTGGCATTCAGACTTATATTGATTGTCACGGAAACCTTAGAGTTAAGAATGAAGTATTAGTTGCCGGTGGTATTTTGACGACAACTGATGCATCTGATGATGCCTTGTTCCCAGACAGCTGATAATTTCAGATGAAGTTTGATGAGTTGAATGAGAGCAACTATTTGCTCTTTGCAATAAAATTCTATGATAATCCTCAGGCAGTCACTAAAGACGATTTTGAGGATGACTTGAAAAGAATTAAATATATAAAAAGATTATTGAGAAGATATAAAAATACTGGCGAATTGAAAACCCATTTATTATTGAACCATTTGACTATTCTATTCAATGTTTTTAATGATGCTGCCGTACCTTTACTTTTTTATAATTTAGAAAGAGATCTTTGGCCATCCTTAAAAAGTTTTCTTTTATTTCTAAATAGACTTTCTGAATATCCAAAGACGGATATTATTGAAGTTGAAGAGGATAGTTATTGCTTAGAAAAATTGCAAGAAATCTAATGAATATAGATAAAATCATAAAAATCATTAGAGAATTAAACGAAGAAGGTAGTTCTATTGCAAATGTTAGTGGACCTCAGGCACTTGGATTTAGTCCACAAAACTTTGAGACACCTCCGGTTTTTATGAAAAAGAAAAAGAAAAATCTTCCCACTATAATTGGAAGGGGGCGTTTTCCTGGCGCAAGAAACCGTTGGAAAAATAAATAACTATAGCATCACCTAGAGGATTTGTAATGCAAAACAAATCTATCCTTTCACCAGCAATGTTCAATTCCAACTCATCATCCACCGATACTAGAATTGCAGTATTAGAAGAAAGACTTTCCTCATATGAGGTTATGTTGAATCGAATTGATGAAGCAATTCAGATGATGAGTACAACCAGTCAGAATATTAGTAAAATGTTGACAATACACGATCAAAAAATTGAACAGTGTGGAAAAACTGATGAAATGATTACTAGTATGATCGGTGAATTAAAATCTGAAAATCAAGAGCAACATACTAAAGTTTCAGATAGAATTAAATCATTAGAAACTAAAGTTGAGGAAATGGCAAAGTTTAGGTGGATATTAGTTGGAATTGCCGTTGTTGTCTCCTTTGCATTTTCTCAATCATCAGTTGTCGTTGACATCTTGACTCCAGATCAACCTCCTGCTAAAATACGTGGATATGATTCTAGGTTGTAATGGATTTGGTTGATTCCAAGTATATTGGATTAATTTCGTCTCGTTTAGAAAAGTTTAAGAAAGTAAAAACCGATTTATATAATTTTCGTTGTTGTTTTTGTGGAGATTCTAAAAAAAATAAGACAAAGGCAAGAGGATACTTGTATGCAGTAAAAAATAATACTAACTTCAAGTGTCATAATTGTGGAGCAAGTTTTTCACTGAATAATTTTATTAAGAAGATAGATCCTGTTCTACATAAACAGTATACTCTTGAAAAGTTTAAGGAAGGTCATACAGGCAAAAACTTCACTGCACAAGAACCAAAGTTTAATTTCAAGAAACCAGTTTTTAAGAAAAGGATAGATTTACCTAAGGCATCAGAAGTTGAAGTTGCAAGAAAATATCTTGAAAATAGAAAATTAGATCCAAATCAATTTTATTATGCACATAAGTTTAAGGAATGGACAAATACTCAAAAGAAAACATTCTCAAATACATTTAATGATGAAGGGAGAATCATAATTCCCTTATATGATTTTGATAATACATTAATTGGATTTCAAGGAAGATCTTTAAATCGTAATTCAATTAAATATATAAGCGTAATGTTAATAGATGAGGCACCAAAAATCTATGGACTTAATACAGTTAATGCGAAATTACCAATCTATGTGGTCGAAGGACCCTTTGACAGCACTTTCATCGACAATAGTGTGGCTTTGTGTGGGAGTGACGGTGATGTTTGTTGTCTTGAAGGAAGCGATCTCATTTTTGTATATGACAATGAACCCCGTAATCAAGAGATTGTCCGCAGAATTGGGGATACTATTGATCGAGGCAACAAAGTCGTCATCTGGCCAACAAACATAAAAGAAAAGGACATTAATGATCTAGTTTTGACTGGACACGATGTTATGAATATGTTAAAATTAAATACTCATTCTGGATTAGAAGCAAAAATTAAGTTCAATAATTGGAAAAAGATATGAGCAACGGAACAAAAGTAGTAAAGAGAGATGGAAATATTGAATCTCTTGATCTCAATAAACTTCACGTAATGGTAGAAGAGTCTTGTAAGGACCTTGCAGGAGTTTCATCATCACAAGTTGAAATGCAATCTGGTATTCAGTTTTATGATGGAATCACAACAGCAGAGATTCAGGAGATTCTAATTCGTTCTGCATCAGATTTGATTGATCTAGACCACCCAAACTATCAATATGTTGCTGCAAGGTTACTTCTTTTCTCTCTCCGCAAACAATTGTTTGGTGGAATGCACGACTGTCCAAAAGTTTTGGATCATATTAAAAAGTGTGTAGACTTGGGAGTTTATGATGCTGAGATTCTAGATTTATATTCTGATGAGGAGTTTGAGAAACTTGAATCATTTATTGATCACCAGAGAGATTATCTTTTCACTTATGCCGGTCTTCGTCAAGTTGTAGATAAGTATCTGGTTCAGGATAGAAGTACTGGGAAAGTATATGAAACTCCTCAGTTTATGTATCTTTTGATTGCTGCAACTATTTTTGCCAAGTATCCAAAAGAAACAAGGATGGATTATGTTCGTAGATATTATGATGCTATTTCAAGGCATAAAATTAATATTCCTACTCCAGTTATGGCAGGTGTAAGAACACCTCTTCGCCAGTTCGCATCTTGTGTTCTTGTTGATTCTGATGATACTCTTGATAGTATTTTCAGTTCTGATATGGCAATTGGTAAGTATGTTGCTCAAAGAGCTGGAATTGGAATCAATGTTGGACGAATTCGTGGGATTAACTCAAAGATTCGCAATGGTGAAGTTCAGCATACTGGTCTAATTCCCTTTCTAAAGAAGTTTGAGTCTACAGTAAGGTGTTGCACCCAAAATGGAATTAGAGGTGGTTCTGCAACCGTCTATGTACAAATCTGGCATCAGGAAATCGAAGACATCCTTGTATTGAAAAATAATAAAGGTTCTGAGGATAATCGTGTTCGTAAACTAGACTATGGTATTCAGATTTCTAAACTTTTTTATGAAAGGTTTATCCAGAATAAAGAGATCACTTTATTCTCTCCGCACGTTGTTCCTGGTCTTTATGATGCTTTTGGCACTGATCGATTTGATGAGTTATATGTATCTTATGAACAAAATGAATCTATTCCTAAAAAAGTTGTCAATGCTCAAGAACTTTTTTTAGATCTACTGAAAGAGAGGGCAGAGACTGGTCGTATTTATATTATGAATATTGATCATTGCAATTCTCATAGTTCTTTTATTGATAAAGTTAATATGAGTAACCTTTGTGCGGAAATTACTCTTCCAACTACTCCCGTTCAACACATTGATGATGAGGATGGTGAAATTGCTACTTGCATTCTTTCTGCAATCAATATTGGTAAAATCAAACATCTTGATGATATGAAAGAACTATGCGATCTTTCTGTTCGGGCATTAGATGAGATCATTGATTACCAAAAATATCCTGTAAAGGCGGCGGAAAACTTTACTAAAAATCGTCGATCTTTGGGTATTGGGTATATTGGTCTTGCACACTATCTTGCAAAGCACGGGGAGCACTATGGGGATCCTGGTGCCTGGAAGTTGATACACGACCTTACAGAGGCATTTCAGTACTATTTGATTAAGGCATCTGTTCGTCTAGCAAGGGAGAAGGGTCCTTGTGAGTATTATCATAAAACCAAGTATTCTCAGGGCATTCTTCCCATCGATACTTATAAGAAAGAAGTTGATGAGATTGTTCTCAATAATCTTCAATATGATTGGGAACGTTTGAGGGAGAAAATTAAAAAGTATGGTATGAGAAACTCAACATTGTCCGCTCAAATGCCTTCTGAAAGTAGTTCAGTAACATCAAATGCCACGAATGGAATTGAACCTCCTAGAGGTTATTTGTCTGTCAAACAAAGCAAAAAAGGACCATTGAAACAAATTGTTCCACAGTATTCTACATTGAAGAATAACTATACTCTTCTTTGGGATATGCCCGGAAATGCTGGATATATTAACATTGTTGCTGTAATGCAGAAGTTCTTCGATCAAGCAATTTCTGCAAATTGGTCTTATAATCCAGAACATTATCCGGACAATGAGGTTCCAATTTCAGTTATGGCACAGGATATGCTTACTTGTTTTAAGTATGGACATAAGACGGCATATTATCAGAATACTTATGACATTAAGACTGATGAAGTGGTAGAGGAAAAACCAAAAGAAAACCTTGAATCTCTTCTTGATGAATTATCTAATTCTGATGAAAGTTCTTGTGAGAGTTGCACTATCTAAAACCTGATTTTATTAAATATATTGTGTATAATATCGAAGATTACTGAAGGAAGAATGAAAATCGAGTTCAAGACAAACAACACAGAGGAGAAGCAAATGGTCACACAAATGACCGTCTTTAATTCTGAAACCGTTGATACAACAAAGCAACCAATGTTTTTTGGTAAACCATTGGGAATTCAAAGATATGATGCTTATAAGTATCCAGTATTTGACAAGTTGACTCAACAACAACTTGGTTATTTTTGGAGACCTGAAGAGATTTCTTTGCAAAAGGATCGTGGGGATTATCATACTCTCCGCCCTGAGCAAAAGCACATCTTTACATCAAACTTAAAGTATCAAATTATGCTTGATTCTGTGCAGGGTAGAGGTCCTAGTATGGCATTTGCACCATACTGTTCTCTTCCTGAACTGGAAGCTTGTATGAAGGTCTGGGAGTTTATGGAAATGATTCATTCCAGATCTTATACATACATTATCAAGAATGTTTATTCTGATCCTTCTGAGGTTTTCGATACGATTCTTAGTGATGATCGTATTATGGAACGTGCTCATAGTGTAACTGAGGCATATAATGATTTTATTAATAATGCTCAACATTATGGGAGCACTGATGATTGGTTACACGCATTAGAGGAAGTACCATCAGCACAGAGGAATAGATATGAACTTAAACGAAAGCTCTTCAGGGCAATTACAAACGTTAATATACTTGAAGGTATTCGCTTTTACGTCAGTTTTGCTTGTAGTTTTGCATTTGGCGAACTCAAGCTTATGGAAGGAAGTGCAAAAATTGTCTCACTAATTGCAAGAGATGAGAATCAGCACCTAGTCATTACTCAAAATATCCTGAATAAGTGGAAAGAAGGTGATGATCCTGAAATGAAGAAAATATTTAAGGAAGAGGAAGATTGGATTTATAAGGCTTTTGATAATACTGTAAATCAGGAAAAACTATGGGCAGAATATCTGTTCAAGAATGGTTCGATGATTGGTCTCAATGATCGACTTCTTCAACAATATGTTGAATGGATTGCAAATCGTAGGATGAAGGCAATTGGATTAAAGCCTCTTTATGATATTCCTGCGAAAAATAATCCACTTCCTTGGACTGATCATTGGATTTCTTCTAAAAATATTCAAGTGGCACCACAAGAAACAGAAATTTCAAGTTATTTGGTTGGTAGTATCAAGCAGGATATTAGTGAAAATACATTTTCTGATTTCAAGCTTTAATGTTTGGATTATTGAGAAAGTTTAGAATATCATTTAATTTTAAGAAGGTCCTATTGGACCTTCTTTTTTTATAAATAATCTTAGGATTTTAATAAAAATAAGAGAAATGTTTACTTCGTCTGATATTAAATCTTTACAAGAAGCATATCAAGCAGTTTATGATGATGAATTGCGCTCAGAAATTGTAGAGGATGATGATCTTTTTGAGGATCTGGAAATCATTGATGAACTTAGTGATGAGGAACTTGATGAAATTGTAGAAGAAATCGTCTATGAAATGTTGGACGAAGGATATGATATTGATGATGTCGAATACATTTTTGAGGATGTTCTTGTTGAGGCAAGAAGTGCAAGAAGAAGAACTGGTGGACCCTCTTATGCCGAAGTTATGGCAAAGATTGATGCCAAAGAAAAAGCACCTAAAGCAAAGGCAAAGGCGCAACCACAACCAGAAGTAACTAGACAATCAACATCTTCTACACCTACTCCAAGATCAAGAAGAAGAGGTCGTTCTTCTAGAGAAGGAATGAGTGGACTTACTCCTAGAAAGCAAGAAGAGAGGGCCGCAAGAAGACAGGCAGAAAGAGAAGCATCTGAAAAATCTGCTAGAGAAGCTGCAAGAAGAGCAAGAAGAGAGAGAATTGGTAGTGCTGTAAAAGGTGCTCTTTCCAAAGCAGGCGAAATGGCAAAAGATGTTAAGCAAAGAATTGGTGCCAAATTGAAAGGTGCAAAAGCAGTTGCAGGCATTGCTGGATCTATTGCTAAAGATGAGTTAGTGCGGGCAAGACGTTCCGCAGAGCATCAGGCAGGCAAGGCAGCACAGGCAGTTGCAAGTGCCCCTGGAAGGGCAGTAGGTGCCGCTAAGAGTGGTCTTAAGGGAATGATTAGGAGGGGTGCTGAGAGGGTCCAGAGAGGCGCTGAGGGAGTTGCTAGAAGGATGTCTGAAGAGATTGAAACCTTTGATATTGTCCTCGATTTCCTTCTCTCTGAGGGCATTGTAGAGACCTTAGAAGACGCACAATGGGTTATGGTTAATGAACTTGATTATGAGGATATTGATGCCATTCTAGAGGCATATGAGATTGATGAGGCAACTGCGATGGCGAAGCGTGGTCTTAATGAACCAGAAATTCGTAGACAAATTGCTGCAAGAACTAAAGGTGGTGGAGCAGCAGACAGAGCAACTGAACTAGAAAACAGACCAACATATGGTGATACTAATAGGCAGAATCAAAGACAGACTTATGCTAGAGCACAAAGAGGTGACTTCCGTAGGACCACTTCTTCATCTCCTGGTCTTCACGGATATGCATACCAATCTAATGATCCTAAAGTAAAAGCAAAACAGGATGCAAGAGGTGCTCAAAGAGGTGTTCTAACTTCTGCTGAAAGAAGATCATTGGGTCGTTGATATAAAACTCTATATAATACTTAAAGGAGGGCTTGACAAGTCCTCCTTTTTTAATTAGACTAGGTTTGTCCCGGATGAAAGATAAATAGTAGCTCATAAGAAGCTTTAAGATGAGCTATGAGAATCCTTGGAGATATAATGGTAAGATCTTTACCACTGATGATATTGGGGACTACTTTGGGTTTGTTTATTGTATTACCAATAAGACCAACGGTAGAAAATACTTGGGAAGGAAATACTTTTGGTCGTTTAGAAAACCACCTAAGAAAAAAAGAAAGGTAAAGAAAGAATCTGATTGGAAATCTTATTATGGATCTTGTCCTGAATTAAAAGAAGATATTAAAAAGTATAATAAAGAGAACTTCAGTAGAGAAATATTAAGTCTTCATAAGACTCTAGGTAAATGTAATTTTGAGGAAACAAGACAATTATTCTTAAATAATGTTTTGACAGAATCACTTGACAATGGAGATCCAGCATATTACAATTCCAATATTCTTGGAAGATATTATCGTAAGGATTATGGTGACTTTAGAACAGACCTTAAGGACGACACACGATTGGGCAATTGATCGTATACATAGTATTTGTGATCGGGATATTGATAATGCACACGCAATTCAATCAGAGTTTAGTGAATGGTTAGATCCTGATATTGATAATCACGATATTTTTTCTTTAGAGTACATTGGAGATAATAAATGAAAATAGACTTATATAACTTTTTTAAGTATTTTGATGAAAAGAATCCTAAACATAGGGCAGCAGTAGAACAACTTGAGGTAGATTTAACAAAAAAAGCAATAGAACTTCTTCAGGATGAGGCAAATTGGGTAAGGATTTATAGAACACCTAATACTCCACCAGAACCTAAGGGTATTGTATTAAATGTTCCTTATTATCCACAGACAGATAATTATGCACTTCCAGATTCCACTTGCAATTCTTCTGCCTGTGCAATGTGTCTTAAGTATTTTAAGCCAGGATCTCTTCCATCTTCTGCAAGGGGTGATGATCAGTATTTGAAGAAAGTTCTGGCAGAAGGAAACTCAACAGATCACGGAGTACAGACTAGAGTATTGGAAACTTATGGTCTTAAATCTTCATTTCATTATGATTTAGGATTTGATGATCTTGATCGTGAACTTAAGGAAGGAAGACCTGTTGTAATTGGTATTCTTCATCGTGGACCTGAAAGTTCTCCTTCTGGTGGTGGACATATGATTGTTGTAATTGGCAAGACTGAGAATGGTGATTATTTGATCCACGATCCTTATGGTTCAATTTATGATGGATATTCTGGTCCAGTAACTAATGGAAGAAAGGTAGTTTATTCTAGAAAAATGCTAGAAAAACGATGGACTGTAAAGCATCCTAATGATGGTTGGGGGCGTATTTTTGATGTAAAAAAGCCTGATAGTTCTACTTCTAATGAAACTGAGTATGATATTCCTGAAAAAGGAGTAGAACTTATTAAGGAGTTTGAGGGATGTCATTTAGAGGCATATCCCGATCCTCTTACAGGCGGGATCCCAATCACAATCGGTTGGGGGTCCACAAGAGACGAAAATGGAAAACCATTCAAGTTGGGTACAAAGATTTCTCAAAAAACTGCTGATGATCTTCTCATCTCTCAAATAAGAAATGAGTTTCTTCCACCACTGACTCAGATTCCTTATTGGAATCAAATGAATATGAATCAAAGATCTGCACTTCTCTCATTTGCATATAATTTGGGTGCAAGATTCTATGGTTCTTCTGGATTCAATACGATTACTAGAGTCCTGAAAAACAAGCAGTGGAATAAAGTTCCTGATGCACTATATCTTTATCGCAATCCTGGAACAAATGTGGAAGCAGGTCTTGCTCGTAGGAGAAAAGCAGAAGGGAAACTATGGGCAAGTTAATCTTCCATTCGCGTTTTTAATGCAATCACAGTAGTTAGTAATGTGATAAGAACCTCATAACCTCTTCTTTCAGATTCTTTGCAATCTGTTGGGGGAGGATTTTTTAATAGACCTAATGAGTTTGCGTGTTGAATACTTCCAGGAAGCATAAAGTTGCAACTTATAAAGTTAAGACCAACAAAAACAACAATTGCACAACCAGTAATAAGAATAAGTTTATTCAGGAAAGGTGTTTTCTTGTTTGTATTTGTTCGCTTTCTTCTTACCGTTTTTCGCTGGTCTCCTGATGAACCTTGTGACTTCTGGGGGTTGTTTCTTTGGTTTTGGGGATCTTCTTTCACAGATCAGTCCCTCGTTAGTGAGTATTCTTAATGTAATTAAACTTGCTAGAAATGCTGTTTTCATTTTACTTCAAGAAAGTGAAGTTCTTTCAATTATTTATTTTTTATATCACAGAACCTTGCCCCTTGACAGAGTATAAATACTCACTTATAATATGGGATCCCATATCGGGAATGGTTTAGAGCCGTGGAAGGTGCCCTTTGAGAAAGGGGTGTACCCCCCTTCTAGACGGATGTAGAGTTCAATTTATTTTAGTGCGTTTATTTTCAACTTTTCTTTTCGCTGCAGCAACACTGGGACTTGCAACCCCACAAGCACAGGCAGCAAGCGGATGTACTTCCGCATCACATTATGGAGTAGGTGATGGTTATCATGGCAGAACAACTGCCAATGGAGAAACCTACAATGCATATGGTAATTCTGTAGCGCATCGTTCACTACCATTTGGAACCAGACTGAAAGTGACGAATCAGTCAAATGGTAAATCTGTAATTGTTCGGGTGAATGATAGAGGTCCTTTTGTTGGGGGTAGGGATCTTGATCTTTCTTATGGTGCATTCTCTTCTATTGCAAGTCCATCTCAGGGGCACGTAAGAGTTTGCTATACAACAGTATGATCTAAATAATGGGGAGTGGATTCTCCCCAATGAAGTTTAATTTTCATTTCGGTAAGAAGAAGGCATCACTAAAGACCATTGTAATTTTAACTTTATTGGTTGCTGCTCTTGCTGGAATATTTAAGATAGAAGAATCAAAGATTTGGGACATTGTATATGAAACTATTCTATACCTTGATCCAGATAGTCCTTTAATACCAGAGTTGCAAAAAGATCCTGGTATTATAGAAAGAAAAACAGAAAGAACTGTAGACGAAGCAATTCGTGAGTATGAAGACTTAACAGGAGACTCGGGAGAAGTTACAATACCAGAACCGAGATTCATTGAAGAACCACCAGACCCAGAACGCCAATCGGGTGATGCAGGTTTACTTGGTGGACCAATGAGACTCTGTGCTCCTTGGATTGACGATTGTCCTGAGGAGTGATATACTAAACACATTGGCGGCAGGGGTCCAAACCTTGTGTAAGTCCTATCCCTCTTATGCCTCTCAATGATGCACAAACCTAGAGGGTTCTTGGCTCAGTAGCTCAGCGGATTAGAGCAACTGCCTTAAACATAAATGGAGCTTCATAAAGGAAACTTTATGAATGTAACTTCTCAAATTCGGGGAAACCTGTAAAATGGCAATCCCGAGCCAAGCATCGCAAGATGAAGGTGTAGAGACTTTACGGGAAGTGCCTAAGTCCTTTAGGATATGGTAAAGAGAAAGTCCAGACCACAAACAGAAATGGCGGAGAAATTCGTAGTGGTAAGCTAAGCAGTCGGTCGTAGGTTCAAATCCTACCTGAGTCGCTGGAGATTTATTCTCTATATATAAATCTGATAGAGGGTAAGTCCCTGTTATATCCTTCTAGGGGATTGACATAATACTCATTATGTCTTATAATTCCTCTTGTGTGAAGGAAGATGCGTTGGGAGATTTATTCTCCCTCCACTTGCGGATGTAATTCAGTGGTAGAATGGCTGCCTTCCAAGCAGTTCGTCGCCCGTTCGAATCGGGTCATCCGCTTCCCCCTTAAAATATTAAAAAAATATAAAGGGGATTTTATAAATAAACCTTGTAGTTAATTATACTTAAACTATGAAACTTCGTTCTATTGTTGCTAGTGCCGCTGTGGCTGCATCGACTATTGCTACTCCTGCTATGGCAACTCCTCAGGGTCAATTTCCTGATGTTCAGCCTACTAACTGGGCATATCAAGCGATCCTGAACCTTAAGGAGCGTTATGGTTGTGCTGAAGGGTTTCCTGATGGAACCTTCCGCCCTGGTGAACCAGCCACTCGTGCTCAAATGGCCGCACTTACAAATCATTGTCTCTCCAACATTGTTGAGTTTTATACTGCTGCTGATGCCGCTCTTGCTGCTGCTCTTCGTGCTGAATATGGTCCGAGGCTGACTGCACTTGAAGTTGCTGCCGAGCGCCGTGAACTTGGAGTTGGTAATTATGCGGGTCTTGCATTCAGTGGTTATTCGACTGATGGTAATCCTGAGGGTAATGATTACACCGCAGGTGCTACTCTGACTGGTCGTGCTCGTCTTTATGAGTGGGACAATAATGTTGCAGTTTCTCTGCGTCCTGAACTGTCCTTTATGGATAATAATCAAACCACTCTGGGTGGTGCTGCAACGATTGATTTCCCTGTCGGTCGTCGTACTCTGACTGATGGATCTACCGTTGCTTCCTGGAATGTTTATGCGGGTGCTGGTGTTGGTGGTGCGATTGGTGCTGCCGATAATACCTATAATATGTACGGTGAAAACACTGATGGTTATGGTGTTCTTGGTACTGAGGTCAGTGTCAGTAAGAACTTCGTTGCTTTTGCAAATGTGAAGTTTCCTTTCGGTGACAACAGTGTGGATGGTTATTCTCCTGTTGGAACTGTCGGAGCCGGATTCAAGTTCTAGTAACTTAACCATTACTTGACAAACCGATCCCCATAAGGTACACTTGTGGGGATTTCATTTATAAAAATGTCACTTCTTTCTCAAAAAGATCGTCAAAATGCAATCAAGGCAATTGAGTTTTATATGAAGCACCTTGATTCGCAAAAAGATGCAGAAGAACTTGTTGAATATTATTCTCTTCTGAATTGGATTAAGATTGATCATTCTAAATATGAAACATTTTAAATTATGAAAATAAATTTGTGGTTTTCTGAACATAATAAGCAATGGAGATGGACTCTTTGTGATGAGCAATCAGATCCTTATAAAATGGAATCTGGACAACAATCTGAACTTCGTGTTGCAATGTCCGATATTGCTAATACTGTTGAGTATCTTTTAGGTAATTGATACTTTTTGGCCCGATGACTCAGCTAGTGAAGAGACCACTCTTACAAAGTGGCATTGACAGGGGCGGAACCTGTATCGGGCATTTTATAAATATAACAATATTGAAGATTAATATAGATGGAAAATATAAAGATTAGATGCCGCTCCTGTGGAAAGGAGATAGAAGGGCATTTTGGTAAAGCAGTAAGTTGTGGTTGTTCAAATATGGCAACGATTCGTGGAGACAAAATCTCTGCTGTTGACTTAGGGCAAATAGTTATGCTAAACTCTTACTATAACAAAGTTCAATCTGGTGTTCTTACAAATGAGGACCGTCTCTGGCAAGAGAATCGTCGTCAAAGAAAAGTAAGAAAACTTGATTTTGAAGTTCGTTGAGAACTTGACAAAGGTTCTAATCTACTATATAATAAGTAGAACCAAATAAAAACAATGCCTTATAAAGACAAACAAAAGCAAAGAGAAGCACAGCGTCTCTGGGCGCAAAAGCAATCTTCTGAACGCAAAAGGCAAAATTATCTTAAAAATAAAGATAATAAAAAATTAATGGTTGAAAAATTAAATAACTATAAATTAGAAAAAGGATGTTGTGAATTATGTGGAGATTATCATCCACCTTGTTGCTTTGATTTTCATCATTTAGATAGTAAAGAAAATAAACAAAGAGAAGTCGCTCAATTAGCGCATAAAGGTTATAAGTGGGAGACAATCCAAGCAGAGATAGACAAATGTTATATGCTCTGTGCTCCTTGCCATCGTAAAATACACGCTGGTTTATTGGAAATAATAGGGTGAGGTGGCCGAGTGGTTTAAGGCAACTGTCTTGAAAACAGTCGATGTGAAAGCATCCGAAGGTTCGAATCCTTTTCTCACCGTTACAAATATTATAAAATTTAAGATTTTCTTAAACACTTTCTCGAAATCAACACAAACTTGACATAGTAAAAATACTCACTAGTATAACTAGTAGTATTGCAGATAAAAAATGGATTCTCATACTTACCAGAATTGGGTAAAAATAAAGGAAACTTTTGAGAAATCTGGTAATACTGGAAATATGTTTTATCGAAGAGCGTGTGAAATTGTAAATACTAAGAAAGACCCACTATCTAAGTATCTTGGCGATAAAGATGACTAAGACGATTATTCTTACAGTTTTACTGTTTAGCATAATTTCTTTTTCAATACACTGGTCTATTCTATATGCATATAAAATTTAACATATATAATTACAAATGAGAGTCAATATCAGACGTGGACAAATGGATGAAAATGAGTTTGGCGAAAATCGAGAAATGTATAAGCAGTTGAGAGAAAGAGTAAAACAACTTAGAATGCAAGAATTATTTGAAGAACCTTCTACTTATGAGGATGAGGACGACGATGATTTCAACTTTATTATCTAATGATGTATTTTTGGCAGCACTGTGCTATCTCTTGACAATGGTGCCAATTTTGGGTATAATGCTTATACATCAACAAAAAGGTAAGTAACTTGTTTTGAGATAAACCCGAAACTTATTACTATTATAAATAGTTATAAGAAAAGGTTTATCTTTATGAAAAGGCATACCACTAAAGAACAACTTTTGAATGCTTGTATAGGATCAAATGGTCCAGCACAAGTGTTAAAAAAAATGGGGTTATGTGAAAATGGGGCAACTCGTGCTTATCTTAAAAAGATTGCTCTACAATATAATGTGGAAATACCAAAGTATGAAGTTCCAAGAAAATATGAATTAATTGAAAAAAAATGCCCAGTTTGTGATAAAATATTTACATCATCAAAGGGTAGTAAAAAAGAAAAAACAGTTTGTTCTCGTGCTTGCTCTAATACATATTTTAGAAGCGGTGAAAATAATCCAAACTATAAAGATGGATTTGATGGTGATAAAGCATATAGAAAAATATGTTTTAAGCATCATCCAAAAAAATGCTGCATTTGTGGATTTGATCATATTGTTGAAGTCCATCATATGGACTGTAACAAGGAAAATAATAACCCAAATAATTTAATTCCTTTGTGCCCAAATCATCATAGAATGTTTCATTCAAGATATCGCCAATTAGTATCTCCACTAATTGAGGACTATATAAAAAGTAACGGGGTATAGTAGAAAAGTATAACTCTGCGTTTGGGACGCAGCGAAGAGGGGGCAGTACCTTCTACCCCGATTGCCAGTTTGTATTCTGGCACACTTGACTAAATATCTTTCAAATACTATAATACTTGAGTAAACCACAAAAAACGATGTCACTGACTGAAAAGTTCAAGAAAGACGTAAACACTCTTCGTGCTGCGGCAAATGGGGATATTCTTCTAGATGTAAAAAGTCCAAAATTGTATAAGAAAGTTTTTAGGTATTATAAAAATGAAGGTGTAATTTTTTCTGGTGATCCTCTGGATGATTATGAAATGTTGATGGAATATGTTTCCCAAGATCTTGAAGAGGTTGGAGTTGCATAAAACGTCACGGATGGACGTAAACAGTACTGGTCGGTGAAGGTTCCCCTTCAATCCCGAGTCTTGGAATGACTTAAAACTTGCCCTGGTGGAGTCAAATATGATCCCTTAATAAGTTTCCAATTTCTTTAAAAAATTTGGTGGTGCGGATGTGGAGTATACTCCCGCCCTGTTTCTTGCTTCAGGTCAAAGAGCAAGTGGCGAGCCTAAGACCTTCAGGGAGAGATGCAAAAACTCTCCTTTTTTATTATAATATATACTATACACAAGTATTGGACTTATGAGTGAATATACAAAGACCGCACTAGTACTTGGTGCTGGTGGATTTATTGGAAGTCATATGGTAAAAAGACTTCGTTCAGAAGGTTATTGGGTTCGTGGAGTTGATCTTAAATATCCAGAATATTCCTCTACTCAGGCAAATGAATTTGTTATTGGAGATTTGCGTAATGTAGAATTTGTTCGTAGATGTATTCGCTTTACTGGATATCTTGGGAACTTTTATAAGGATGTTGCTGATAAATTTGAAGAACCATTTGATGAAATCTATCAGTTTGCTGCTGATATGGGAGGAGCAGGTTTTGTTTTTACTGGTGAGAATGATGCTGATATTATGCACAATTCCTGTCAGATTAATTTGAATGTTCTTGAACAGCAGCATCAACTTAATGAAAGAACTGAAAAAAATGTAACTAAAATTTTCTATTCTGGATCTGCCTGTATGTATCCAGAGCATAATCAGTTGGATCCTGATAATCCTGACTGTCGTGAAGAATCAGCATATCCTGCTAATCCTGATTCGGAATACGGCTGGGAGAAATTATTCAGCGAGCGTCTTTACTTTGCTTATAACCGTAATTATGACATTCCTGTTCGTGTTGCTCGCTATCATAATATCTTTGGTCCAGAAGGAACCTGGGATGGTGGAAGGGAAAAAGCTCCCGCAGCAATTTGCAGAAAAGTCGCATTATTGCCTCAAGAGGGAGGAACCATCGATGTATGGGGTGACGGTGAGCAAACTCGTTCCTTCTTGTATATTGATGAATGCATTGAAGCAACCCGTCGATTAATGAAAAGTGACTTTATTGGTCCTGTAAATATTGGATCTGAAGAGATGGTTACTATTAATCAACTTGTAGATACTGCTGCTAAAGTTGCCGGTAAAACTGTAGAGAAGAATCATGTTGATGGACCTCTCGGTGTACGTGGACGCAATTCTAATAATGATCTCATTCGTGAGAAGTTATGTTGGGATTACTTTCAATCTTTAGAAGAAGGTATTGCCAAGACTTATGATTGGATAAACGAACAAATTGCAAAAAAAGAGAATGCCTAATTTAAATATTACAAAATTAAATTCTGTTGTTGATGAATTAAACTTAGATCCTGATAATTTTAATGTTTTTATTGAAACTGGTACTGGTGATGGAAATACTATAAAAAATGTTCAACCATATTTTGAGGATGTCTATACAATAGAAATTAAAGAAAATCTCTATAAAAAATTTAATGAGAATAATTTATATGAAAATGTAAAATCATATTTGGGAGATTCTGTAAAGATTATACCTGAAATTTTAAGTAATTTAAAGAGTTCTCAACAGGTTGCTTTTTGGTTAGATGCCCATAAGTCAGGTAAAAGAACTGGAAAAAATGATAAAGATGTTCCTTTGTATGAGGAAATTGAAAATATAAATGAATACTATCAATCAAATGAAGCATTAATTTTAATTGATGATTTTAGATTAT